AAGGCAAATGCTAGCCAATATGCTAGGCCCTATCGCACGCCCTGATACTACTAATTACCAAAAACTTTACGAAGACTGCCTGATCGGTATCGTAATTGACGATGACGCAGGCGTTACGCGCATCATTTCTGAAAAGAAATACAGCGAGAAACCTGGTGTTCTCATCAAATTATTCAAATACGAAGAGCTATATCCAGAGATTGAAGACAACTCGATTATATGAAAATCATTAGCGAGAAATTAGACAATGACTACTACATCGACATTTCAATAACCATAAGAGAATGGGAAAAACTAAAGCAGCATATTTTAATCGAAGGCAATACAAAAATATTTGGAAAATATTGCAATGTTGCTATAAGCCTAAATATACAAGGAGAACAAGAAAATGCCATTGATGAAAGGGAAGAGCAAGAAGACGATTGGTGGGAACGTTAGAAAAGAAATGAAAGCTGGAAAGCCGCAAAAACAAGCGGTTGCAATAGCACTAAACGTAGCGCGTAAATCGGGCGCTAAAATTCCAATGAAAAAAAAGAAAAAGAAATGAGCGAAATGGATACCGCTGACATCTGTCTTCTTTGTTCGATAGCGGGAATATTTACATTTGTCTTGTTGGACATTTGGAAATGCAGAAAAATAAAGAAGAAATAATGGATGAAAAAGAGGCCGAGGATTTTAAGAAAGAAGTAATCAGACTTGGCGATGCAATTATCACTGAGTTCGACCTAAAGAACCTACAGCCAAATGTTGCCCTAAGCGCGTTATTCTATTGCTCACGGTCGATAGCTGAAGCGATGGCAATTAGTCCTGATAATTTCGTCGAACTCGCAACGCTTCTGGCATTAAGTTATGCACAACAAATAATAAGAAATACAAAGGATGACGATGGACAAAAAGATGAGAAAGGTAACGAAGAAAATCCGAAAAGCTGAAGTGTTTCTCAAGAAAGCCGAAAAGGAAAACGTTGAACTTGCGGATTATGATCAGAAAGTAAGAGATCCCCTGATTAAGCGCGCAATGAAAAAAGGGTGCTAAGAATCTTCTTTTCTATAGAATAACATTAAAGGAATTATTACTATGGCCGGCGCTCCTCTCGGCAATAAAAATGCCACAAAGCTAAAGACCTCCGAATTGCGCAAGGAAGCTTATCGGCAATATTGTGAATACATTGGCGGTGGCGGATCAAAAGAGGAATGGTATTTCGAGCATACAGAGATTACACTCACCCATCAAACGATGGAAAAGTACATTGAAGAAGACCCCATTGAATTCCCCCCTCATCACAAATTAATAGCAGAGGCAAAGAGTTATCAGCATTGGGTTGGACTAGGCAAACAAATGATGCTTGGAAAAGTAGAGAAATGCCAGCCGGCGATTTACCAAATGTTCATGCGCAACAAGTTTGGTTGGGATAAAGAAACGCGTGTAATCAACAGCGTCGAACCGGATGTTAAGAAATTCTTTAAATCATTAGATGCGATTAAGGTTTAGCGCGCCTTTTTTGCATGACCCTTTTATACTCTCTCCGAAGATGCACTAGAGCTTCTTCGACAAGCTCGTCGTCTTCCGTTTGTATGAAAATTGAGTTAATTAATGACATAGTCGCCATGAAGCATATTTGAAGGGGAATCTCTCTTTCGGCAAACATTTCGCCCATTTCAATCGACAGTCCAGTAGCTTTTGCTACCACAACTTCTTGCGACATTTCGTTAAAACCCATTAGTTCTTAAACTTTACTCCATAAATTTTTCTATAGCAATCGGACAATCCCTGTAACGATCTGTTAACAGCATCAGCGTCCATTTCACACTCAGAACATCTTGCCAGAAAGCAAGATGAAAGAGCAGCTAAAGTTTCTTGTTCAGAGAGATTATTCTTGTATAAAAGCCCTTCTATTTCTTCACACAGAATCTTTGTTCTTTCTATAGAATCTTGTTCTGAATCTTCCATAATGATATTTAAATCTTTAAATGAATGTCCTATCTGCAAAGCAAATTCTATCGATACAAGATTCTAACGCAAAGATCAATATTTGGGAAGGAGCGGTTAGATCTGGCAAAACTTATGCTAGCCTATGGCGATTCATCCGCGAGCTGACCGAGGGCGAGAAGGGTGCTTATGCGATCATTTGCAGAACCTATCGATTGTTTCAGGAGAACGTTCTTGAGCAGCTTAAGAACATGCTTGGCTATCAAGATGTTCGCCATCTTGTTGGGCGCGGACAACTCAACATATTCGGCAAAACCATCTATGTAATTGGCGCCGACGATGAGCGCGCCGAGGCGAAGATTCGAGGGCCCACTTTTGTCGGCGCATATGTCGACGAGGCATCTATCATTCCTCATTCTGTATTCAAGCAGCTAGTGGCAAGGTGCGCCATTGGCAATGCCAAGATATTTGCCACAACCAATCCCGATTCGCCCTATCACTGGCTTTATACAGATTATCTTAATGACAATGTAGATGTTAAAAGCTGGAAGTTTCAACTTGATGATAATCCGAAATTAACTACGATTGAAAAAGATTATTTTAACAGACAATACAGAGGTTTATGGCACAAGCGATTTATATTGGGTTTATGGGTGCAAGCAGAGGGGGCGGTTTATGGATCATTTAACGATGAAGAGCACGTCATTGACTATTCTCCGCATGCCGCTCATACTTGGATATTGGGCATTGACTACGGCACGAGCAATCCTTGCGCTTTTGTTCTTATCGGTATATCTTCCATGGGTGTTGGTAGATATTGGGTTGAGCGCGTCTATTATTACGATTCAAAGATACATCAAAGGCAAAAAACTGACACTGAGTATGCGGAAGACCTTTCGGCATTTTTAAAGGATGTTCCCGTCAGCGCGATCTATATTGATCCTAGCGCTTTATCGTTTAAGCTCGAGTTGCAAAAGCAAGGATTCCAGAATATTTACGAGGCAAAGAACGATGTTAAGAATGGAATTTGCCAAGTGGATATGTACCTTAATAATGGCACACTGAAGATTTGCCGTCAGTGCACATCGCTCATTAAAGAATTCCAATCGTATGTATGGAATCCAAAAAAGCAGAAAATAGGTCTTGATGAACCGCTAAAGGAAAATGATCATGCGCTCGATGCTCTTCGCTATGCTCTTTACTCTCATTTCTTTGGAAAGGATGAGAATCGCCTTACGGCACAAGATTTAGATAGGCTTTACTTACAGACAAGGGACGGCAATAATAACTTGCCGCACTTTTTTAGATAACCCAAACCTTACCGAACCCTGCCAAGCCCGACCGAACCCAGCCTCACGATGCCTTACCGTTTCAAGCCAAACCCTACCTGGCCACACCACACAATTCCCAGCCGCGATTAAACTTATACTAATTTTCCCATTCCGTGGATAACCCAACTCGCATCAAACCATGCCACACCAAGCCGCACCTAACTCAGCGTTGCCATACCGTGCCTGTCCTGACCTCTACCGTACCTCTCCACACCAAGCCTTACCTTACTACACCTTGCCTAGCCCTGCCAAGCCCCGCCGCACCAGGCCATACCTTACTACACCTTGCCTAGCCCTGCCAAGCCCTGCCGCACCAGGCCATACCGTGCCTCGCCAGAACTGAACAAACCATACCTCACCCAGCTGAGGTTCACTCTTTCATCTCAAACGAAAGCAGTTTAAATCTTCCAAAGCCGATTTTTCTGCCGTCGCCAATTCCTTCGTAAATGCCTGCATTTTTAACGCACTCTTTCATGTGGTCTTTGCTGACCGTTACATCATCCCATGAGATTATGGTTTTTATCTTCCAGCCCGCTTTTGTGGCGATTCTATAGCGCAGGTTCCTGCCCTTTGTCATTGGGTTGACAACAGAGCGCACATCTAAGTAAACAATGTCTGTGGCGAGACGCGTTAGGTCTTTTTCTTCGGGGACAATGAGGCCATCGAAGAGAATCTTTTCGTCCATGCATTCTAAAGATGCTCCCACTTTCTTCGATAGATTGCCCTTGCCTACTTTAATCTGTTTAGCCCCATTTATTATCGAACCTGTGAGATAAGAAGAAAAAACATAAAGCTCTCTTTTTTCTGTCATTAGAACGGTTTTCTTCCAACCTTCGGCATCGTTTCCGGCTATTCCCGATTTATTCTTTCCTGCGTCCAATGTATCGATAGGGAATGTGTTAATTAGCAGAGGTTTTATGCCCTCTATTTCAATTTTCGCGTGTATTTTCACTTTCTTCCTTTTTTTGTAACAATTTACTGAGTTTTTTCAGGTAATCTTTCTCTTAGCAGCGACAAACGCCGCATCGCTGCTTCTTTAAAGTCATCAAGCATTTTTTCTTGATCATCTTCATGGATAGACCTCCTGAACATGAGGTTTGTTAGAACATGAAGAATCGCGGAGCATGTTAAAAAAGAACGCCAGCCAGCGGTGTCTGTCATTTCTTCTGCGCTATCGATGAATACACACAACTTAAGGAGGCTTTCTTTTAATAGCTCTACGCGCGCTGCGCAATCTTCTTCGCTGGGGGCGTCGCAAACAAAGACGAGTTCTTTTCTTTCTTCGTTTTTACAGGCAATAATCCATCTATTTCCTTGTTTGAATACCACAGGCTCAAGATTGAAGAATTCAGTGCCTGTATAAAGACGCTTCATTTAACCTCCATTGTTTAATACTTCTACTAAAGCCTTTCTAGCATCTTGCGGTGTGTCAAATTCACTGGGAAGCTCGAATTCTCTTTGGTAGTTCCCGAAAGTTACATATGCGCGAATGGAGTATTTGCCGTTTGTTGTCTCGCCGAGCGACCAATAGGCGATGTTTTCTTTTCTGAAGACTTCGCAATATTTGCTCTCAATCCACTCAGTCTTGTTTTGCTTGGTCATGGCTTTACAATCCCTCGTCTTATTGCCTCTTCGTAGAGCTCCTTAATCACGATACCGAACCTTTCATTGACATCTCTCTCTTTTAGAACCTTTTTGCATTCAAACACAAAAGAGCCATCTTTTTCAATTCCCTCGCCAAAGATGCCGAGAAGAACGTTGTGAATGAGTGCCATTCTGTATAAGATTTCTGTTGGCAAGTGCATCGCCCTTAAGCTTGCATTTTCAAAGACGTGGTTGATTATGTGAGATGCGCTCTTGCAGATGCCGATCGTTAGTGCTAGTCTGTGATCTTCCTCGGGGATGGCTTGAAGAAGCATTTTTCTCTCCTTAACTTGCTGCTTAGTGAGCTTTGCCCAATCGACTCTTCTCTTTTTAATAATCGCACATTTGCATTCTGTGCAATGCCAGCCGCACATATCGCATTCTCCGCTCACGGTAAGGCCTCCCCTTTTTCTTTAATGGACTTATTAAAATTAACCTCATCTTCATGGTATGCTCTGATGTCATTCCATAATTCACTAGGAATGGGTTCGCATCCAGTTATCATTCCGAGAATCATCGTGGTTTTGCTGAGGTCAAACTTTAAGCATCTGCAATGAGACACAACTCCTTCTAAAAACAAAGACGCTTCGTCTTTTCCTGATTCTTTTGCCAAAAGATAGGCGTTTTTCATGTCGCGCAGTTCTTCTTCGTACTTCATGGCCGCAACAGAACTCCATTTCCAAACACCTCTATGCGTCCGTGGTCTAACCTATCTTGCATTTCAGAGGCCGTTTTATAGTCACTTATCGCATCGCGCAGGTTTTTAGACGATGACATTGCATCTTCTATGGAATGCCCAGGTTTTAGGTGGATTGCATTTTCAAGCGATTTGATGCCGTCGATGACGCCCTGGTTCCTGCTCTCTTTGGCTTGATTCTTGATAGCGTCTATGTTCTCTTGTGCGAACTGGCCGTGTTTATGCGCAGGCGTATGAGAGTGCTTGCAAAGCATCGAGGCTATCTCTTTGGCGTCTAGATTAGAAACTATTGCGTAGTCTTGAATCGCGCGAGCTGTTTCCGAAATGGAAATAGTCCGCAGCTCTTCGACGGTTTCTTTAACATCGAAGATTTCATTGCAAAATACACTGCCCATTGACAATGCGGCGATTGCTGCTATGTAGAGTTTCATCTTTCTCCTTTTGGTTAAGCTATATAAGCGTTTTTTGAATCAAATCCTTTTCTTGGAAACGCCAACCTTTACTCCAAGAGTTGCCCTGGGAACGAGTAGCGACGTGTCTTCAAATTCTTTTGACAAGCAAGGTCGATCTATTAAGACCTCTTCGACGATCTCTAATTCCGGCATTTTTCTAAAAGTAAACTTTTTCCATGATGTTAAATAGCGCACTGCTTCATGGCGCTCTTCTTCGCTTATGTATTCTACCCATTCTGAGTAAAACTGCACGTCGATTTGTGGTTCGTTGGCTTTTTCTTCATTCATAAACGTTTTTTGAATCAAATCTCTACAACGGTTATTGTAAAGTAAATATTTAATACCGGTATTTCATGACGCTTTACCCTCAACTCTCCGATACATATTACGTCGACAATGACCAGAATATACTAAAACGGATGGATTATGACTATGCCAAGTACGTAACAATAAATCAAAGCTTTTGGAGCGAGGCAGATATTGATACCCGTTTTTTAGTTGGCGATCAAACGCTTTGGAATGACATTTATGGCAACTTGCCGGCCTTTAGGAAGCGCAACTTCACGTTCAACAGGATAAGGCGCATCCATAACATGATCACAGGATATCAGCGGCAGCACAGAAAATCTACGATTGTTGTGCCCGTAGAGAATAGCGATCAGAAGACGGCGGATCAGTTTAGCAAGCTTATGATGCATGTTGCGAAGAATTCGCATGTGCTTGAGACGATATCGGATGCTTTCAGCGGCGCTATAACAGCCGGCATGAATCTTTTATCTGTGTGGATGGACTATAGGCACGATCCTGTCAGCGGCGAGATTCAGGTCGATAATGTCGCGTATAACGGCTACTTGATAGACCCATATTTCAAGAAGATGGATTTATCGGATTGCAATTCTATTTGGACACGCAAATATCTCTCTCGCCAGCAAGTCAACTTGCTGCTTCCTGGAAGAAGCGATGAGATTGTTCAGATGCGCGGATGGGGCAATAGAGACGGCAAGTTTCAGTTCATGCCCGAATCATACAACTACGGCATGCAAGATTTGCTTATATATGATGAATATTGGTATTTAGACTCTCGCAAGCAAAAGATGCTCGTCGATCTCACAACCGGCGAGACTATGGAATGGCGCGGACAGAATGAAGACTTATCGGAGTTTTTGCGCCTTTATAGAAATGTTATCGCAATCGATCAGGAAATACCCACGGTTAAGCTAGCGATCGTGGTTCAAGGAAAGGTGATGTATCATGGAGAAAATCCACTGGGAATCGACAGGTATCCATTCTTGCCCGTATGGGCTTACTACGAACCACAAATGCCATATTTTCCATGGAGGATTCAAGGGGTCGTACGGGGACTTCGCGATAGTCAGTATTTGTATAATCGGCGCCGTATTATTGAGCTGGATATCCTTGAGTCGCAGATAAATTCTGGTTATATCTACCGCGAGAATGCTTTAGTCAATCCAAAGGATGCCTTTTTACAAGGGCAAGGGCGCGGTCTTGCGATTAAGGACAGTGATAAGCCGCTGTCCGACATGGTACAGGCCATACAGCCTCCTAACGTGCCTCCTTCGATGATTCAGTTAAGCGAGCTTCTTGCAAAAGAGATATCGGAGGATTCTGGTGTAAACGAGGAGCTTTTAGGCTCCGCCACCGATGACAAGGCGGGCGTTTTATCGATGCTGCGTCAAGGCGCTGGACTTACAACGCTTCAAGTGCTATTTGATAATTTAGACTTCGCTCAAAAGATGCTAGGCGAATTGCAGATAAGGCTTATTCAGCAAAACTGGACGCCTGGCAAGGTGCGAAGGATAATCGGGGAGGAACCGTCTGACCAATTTTACAACAGAGCCTGGCAGAAGTACGGTGCGACTATCGAAGAGGGTCTTAATACTAGCACCCAAAGGCAAATGCAGTTTGCTCAGTTATTACAACTCAGGGAACTCGGCATCCCCGTCCCTGTCGAAGTACTCGTGCAGAACTCGACACTTCAGAATAAAGAAGATTTGGTTAAGGCACTATCCGCTGCTGAACAACAGCAGTCGCAGATGGCTCAACAACAAGAACAGGCTAAAACCGCTGTCCTCCATGCTCAAATACAAGATTTGCAAGCTCGATCTGTGGCCAATGAAGGATTGGGCATCGAGCGCGCCTCGCGAGTACAGGAAAATAGGGCTCTTGCCATCGAGCGGCTTGCTGAGGCTCAAAGAGATCGCGATATGGGCACGCTGGATAGGGTCAAAGCGGCTAAAGAGCTTATGTCGATCGACTTGGAGCACTTACAAAAAGCGGTCGAGATTATTAAAGCCATGCAAGAAGACGAAGAAGAAGAGGGCGAGGAAAAAAGCGCGAAGGCGCTTAAAGCAACAGAGGGCGGCGCGTCTAAGAATGCTAAGAAAGCTGCGTAGTGATTGAAAATATATTTATAAGTTATAATTGAACTATGGGACGAATTGATCGTTTCATAACTAACCTATAGGTAACGTATGTGTAAAGAAGATTACGAAATTTCGAAAAAATGTTGTGGATGCCAAGAAGGCCCTCAGGGCGTTCCTGGCTTACAAGGCCCTCAGGGCGTACAGGGCGTTCCTGGAGCCCAGGGATTAATGGGGCCTAGCGGTATTCAAGGCCCTCAGGGCTTGCAAGGCGCTCCTGGAAAGGACTGTCAAGGTAATGGATCAAATTGTTGCGACCATGAATATTTTGATGTTTATTCACAAACGGCTCAATCTGTAGCCCCATTTCCTTCTGCTGGAAATGCTGTTTTGTTTAATTTGTCTAATCAAACTACCTCTGGATTTGATTTTTCTCAAATGGCAATCGATGGTTCTATTAAATTCTTAAAACACGGGATTTATTATGTGTCCGCGCAAGTTAAAGCAAAGGTAATGCCCCCACTTCCTCAACCTGTTCCAAGTTGGATTTTCTATGTAGATGTGAATGGAATAAAGGTTCAGGGATCTGCTTGTGCCGGCTTTAACAGTTCTCCTAACGATCAGGCAATTAGTTCCTCTGCAGATGTATTAATTGAAGCCAAACCTGGCGATATAATTAAGTTGATTAACTATTCAACATCAAGCGTTCAACTTGATCCGATATTGATTGGATCTGTTTTCCCAGTGGATGTAGCGTCTCTTTGTGTGCAAAGCGTGAAATTGCTTCCATAATTATAGCCCTCGCAAGAGGGCTTTTTTTAAGAGAAATATGACAATTTTATATCAAGTCCGTACTGGTACAACCCTTCCAAAGTCGAAAATGTTTTTCTCTTCGCTTGCAAGGGCTAAGGAACATGTATTCAAGATTGTCGATTTAGCAAGAAAAAAAGGAAAAAAACTTAAAGATTTGGATTTAGAGAGAGATATCGGAATCACTAAAATAAATACCGAAGTGTTTCCAGATTACGCGAAGTACTTTAAAGGAAAGAGGGCGTGAAATATTTGTTTTTTGTAGTCTTTTTGTCTTCTTGCACAATCAGCGTCATTCTCAATCATTCGGAGGGTACAACTAGTGATCTTGTCGATGAAAATCAAACTGCTTCTCCTACTGTTAGCCCCACTCTTAATGTACCGGCAATTCCTTAGAAAATTTCATCGCTTCTTGTCATTAATAAATTTTCCGATGTAAAATAAAGTTTATACAACTAGTGGAGTATCGATATGAAAAAAACAGCGATGCATGGCGATTCTGAAAAAGAGGGTGCAGCTTGGGGTCATGGCAAATTTGCCAATATGCCGACTGACGTGAAGATGAATTCTTATCCAAAGGCAAATGAATTTGGCCCAAGTAATTTAGATGATACGATGACGGAGATTGACCGCGTTAACGCCAAAGCTCATGGAAAGTCCCATAAATATTTATCTGATCAGCATTAATGAAGAAAAATAAAGACGCAAATTACAATAAGGCGAAGCAGAGGGAACCTGAGTCTCCTATGGGAAGCGGTTCATTTGCCAATCTTCCGAGTAAGGCGGCTATCTTGGCCTTCTCTACTGATCATGGATATCGCGACGGGATTTTGAATAATCCTGCCTGTGGTGTAGAGGATTTATCTAAGATCCATGAAAACTATAGATAGTCTATGGTCATGATTCGAAAGAGCGGAAAAGCACAGAAGGTTGCTGAACGCGTGCTAAAGGGCAAAGGCATAAAGGTGCGCGATCCTAAGAAACAAGAGTCGATAAGGTATATCCTGCGTGGAGGCACATTGCCTCGATAAGTGGGCCAGGATTGTATTTTTTGCTGATCATCCACCGATTGAACTTGTTTTTCTCAAGGAGTGATGGGGCAAGCTCGGAATATTGGAAGCCGCCGCCGCCTTTCCAACCCACAGCTTTCGTAATGCCGCCTTTGTCTGTACCGTCAATGACCTTTTGAAGGCGAGGGAGAATATGTGTTCGGCAATGATCGTTCATTTCGATCATGATCCAACGGCGTTTCATTTTATGTGCGACTGCGCCGGCGGTTCCGGAGCCTGCGAAGCAATCAAGCACGAGATCGCCTGGATTTGTGGCAATACACAGAATTTTACTTATGAGATTTTCAGGTTTGGGTGTTGCAAAAATATCGGGTAAAGGAAGGAGTTTTAGCAAATCCTTTTTAGCCTTGTCATTTGTTCCTGTTTCTTCGGAAAACCATAAAGTATCTGGCGTTAACCCTGTTTTAGCTCCACTTAAAATTTTTTTTACTCGAGGAACCCCGTCACCATTTTCACCGAACCAAATCTTGTTTCCTCTTACTTCTGCAAGAAATTTTTCTTGTGTATATCTCCAACATAACCCTTTAGGTAATTTGTGAATTTTTCCGTTTGGTGCTTTTAAAAGATAAAACTGAGACGCAGTACCATGCCCGCCCTGCACCGTCATGGAGACCGACTGCCATCGTCCTCGAGGGTCATTATCAGGATTTTTATACCTATTTAATACATCACTATTTAATTCTAAATAGTTTCTTGTTTTGCAAAATTTTGGATAATCTTTTGCGTATACAAGAACATAATCGTGATTAATTGAAAACGTTCTCCTGTTTTCTCTTGATGTTCGTTTTTGCCATATCACCGTTGTGACAAAATTCTTTCTCCCAAAAATTTCATCGCACATCACCTTGAGATAGTGACACTCGCTGTCATCAATGCTGATCCAAATCGATCCCTCTTCTTTCAGCAATCGACGCAAAATAACAAGGCGTTCTTTCATCATATTGAGCCACGTTGAGGGTTCCATGGAGTCGTCGTAGTGAGTAAAGCAGCTTTTTGTATTGTAAGGTGGATCGATATACGCGCATTTCACTTTACCAGTGTAGTCTTTTTCAAGCGCCTTGAGCCCTAGTAAATTATCGCCGTAAATCAATAAGTTCTCTTCGGCACCCTTCTTCGTCCCATAAGGGACCTTCTCAAGCAGAAGCCGTGGTTCTGGCTTTTCCCAGTCTTCTTTACCGGGCCAGGTCAGTTCTAGCTTGCACGATTTTTTTTTCATCTTTTCCCTCATATGATTTTGAATCTGACCTGGAATAATGTGGTCGTGCTGAGCTGAGGTTGAAGGGATTGTGAATGGGTCGCCTGCAAAGAATTGATAAGCACTGTCCTCGACCCGTTGTCTATACCGATTACCTTCCCTTTTCTGAATTGGTCAGATATTTCAAGTGCCCTATCTTCAGTAACTGTTACGCACACATGGGAATTATAGAAGTAAAATGTCATTTTATATTGCATTCAGGATTTTCTTTTTTTCCTCTTACAATCCAATTTATAATCTTTTTCTTGCCATAAATATCGTAAAATCTCTGCAATAATTCAAGATCATTTAATAGGTCTTCCCGTGAGAAATGTATTCCTTCTTCGTCGTGGAGCATTTTATCCTAATCTTCTTGCTCTTTCCAATAAAGAACTCGGCCAGTAGTTCCGCATGGAATTTTATCTGACGCGCGCATTACAAATGTTCCCAGGTTCTTATGAAATATACCCAATTCCTGTTCTAGATCGCCCGTTTCTAGAAGAACAAGGATATCACATATGCATTTGTTCTTAGGGGTTTTTCTTTCAAAATCTGTCCATAGGGTCATAAGATAATCCTGATTGGTTTATTAACCGGCTCATAATGCTCGTTGACGTGGGAGGCGTTGACGTGGGAGGCGTTGACGCATCTTTCTACAATCCCTCCTGGCGGTTCAATTCCATATCCTTCGTGAATATGTCCGAAGACCGTTAGTTTTGGATTCAAACGAAGAAATAACTCCATTTGCAGCGACTTGCTGCCGTAGCATTCTATTTTCCCGCTGGAATAATTCTTCACAGCATCCCGTATTCCATAGGGAGGGCTGTGCGTCACAAGTATGTCTGTGTCATTTGGAATCAATGCCCACTTCTCAGCAAGCTTCTCTTCGGTATCCAAGGTAAATGCCTTGCAATGAGGATTCATGCCTTTGAAGGATTTTGTCCACGGCGATCCCCAGATTTTGAGCTTTTTTTTGTGTGACACAAGGCATCTATGCTCACGAAATCTGTACTAGCGGGATGAGGTTCTTCTTCCCAGTATTCGAATTCAGTGCCGGAGTCGCAGAGATATTCATAGTCAAAGGCGTTCCACGGATGAGATACTTGTCGATTGTCGTGGTTTCCTGCTACAAAAATCTTTTTCTTATATGGTTGTTTCTCTAGCCAGTTTATAAATGAATGATCCATCCAATGTTCATTGGGAGGATCTACATCCCCCGCCACTATCAGTAAGTCGCCGCATTCTAATTTGGGATAATGGCCATGGAGATCGGAGATGCAGTCAATGATCATTTCTTAATCTCCAAAAACCATATCAATGACATTATGGCTAATCCGCATATTGCAACTCCTTGCAGGAGATTCCCAAGATTGGCTGCTTCACACGTACACATCCATTTAAACACGCAAGAAATGCAGTCAATGATCATAGATATTTCCCTTTCCTAATGCATGATGCGCATAGGGTTCTTCTGATAATTACAACATCAGGATCTTCACAGACAATCTTAGTCATTGAAGAACGTTCTAAGATATATGGTTCTACTTTTTTAAAGCAATAAGAGCACCGATTTTCTGGCCTTGTGAAAAAAGCTAAACACCTTTTTAAGAATTCCGAGATGCTGTTGATTATCATAACTTTCCTTCTTCCTTCAAGCCTTCGTAGTAACCTTTGACCACGAAAATGAATCTTTTTTCAAAATCTTCTTCAGATTCCCATGAAGAGGAGTCCATTGGCATGTATTTTGTTTCTCCCGTGAGCTCTTCCTTTCTAGCGACGCGGCCAAGCATTCTATAAAAAGCAGCGTGTTGAATCATTGAGTATTTTACTCGGACTGGTAGTTTCATGACTTTTCGCACTTCTTCAAACAGAAATCTATGTGAAATATCTGACATGCCCATGATGGTTATAATGAAAGAAGTGATTTCATCCTCGGAGAAGTTCTTGCGTAATTCACGGCCAAAATCTTTTAATTCAATGGTGCATTTTTTTGTTGTTTTCATTATTTCTTCTCAATCTGTTTAGAGCGTCTTTTACGCCACATTGCCTTGGCTATTTCGCTTCTCGTCGTAGGTTTAGGCGGCTCTGATGGCATAGTATAGATGGAGGAGGCTTCCAAAAAAGACAGGCGCTCTTTCACGTCGCTTACATCTTCTTGGATTTTGTCTAATTTTTCATCTATCTTTGAAAATCTGCCTTCAAACTTTTCATCCATTCGATCAAATTTTTCGTCCATTCGGTGGAGCTTCTCATCTATTCTTTGAAACTGTTCATCTACTTTGTTGAATCGCGAGTCCATGTCTTCTTGCATTCTGATAAATCTATCATCGATTTGATCGAATCTCTTAGAAAGAAATGTGTAAAGCGAAATGACAACTCCGATTCCTGAGCAAATAGCGATAATCAAATTCGAATAATCCATTGTTTTTCTCCTATACATAAGATAAATGCATTAAGTCAATTTTGCATTAAAAATAAAGTTTTGATATCCAAGAGAAATGAATGAAAAAGATACCAAGGTAGGAAAGGCTGTCTATGACATTTTGTGCAAAAACCCCTCTCACACTCAAGAAGTGGGCGAAACGATCGAGGGGATGTCTCCTCGCTATAGGAAAGAGCTTATCGACACTATTGAGAAAAATATTGGGAAATACAAATCCCCCTTTTACGTGGTGGTGCTGAGGAAAAAAGAAGTGTGGGCGATGAATGTTCTTCGACAGTGGTATGTAGCGCGTCAGACCAGGCCTTCTGCTAAGGTTTTGAGAAGGGATTATCCCAATCACGATCACGATGTATGGAAAGTAGACGGTAAAACTCATCAGATTGATCTAGAATGGTCATTGCCGACGGCTCAGGATGCCAAAGCTATACTAAAGACACCTGACAGTTACGATAGAGATGTCGTGAAGTGGCTTAGGCTTTTCAGAGAAGGGAGGCTTGCTTAATCGGCCACGTCGAATCCGTACTTTTTGGCGAGTTCTTTGTTAGGATCATCTGAAATCTGAAGTGAGAAGTCGACTTGGGTGTTATCCCAATGAGTCACTATCTGAACAGTTGCGTCTTTTTGAGACAACCATCCTCTTGCCGCCGTCCACTTGCAGATATAATATGTATGATGCACTTCGCTATAGCCTATGACTAGCTTCCCTTCTGGCGGTAGGTCTTCGGAGACGTGGATCATCATGTATTCATGTTATTAAATCGTTCTAATGTTTTTCTAACTTTAAATTAAAAATTTGACACATCTTCTCTTATCCTGTAAAAATAAAATTATAAGTTGACAATCGTCTGCGCCGTAAAGCGCGGTCAGCTTTGTTTATAGGCGTAACAATGGCCATCGCCAAGGCCAAAGGATGTGTTTTATGTCTGCCGAGGTACAACCAAGCGCTGAAGAGGTAGCGGAGGTCGCTGAACCGCAAGTCGAAGGACAGCAAGCACAGGAAGCATCGACGCCTGAGCCGAAGGCGCAACTTGCGGAACGCAAGAAGCGAAATGACCAGGAATATAACTGGGCAGAGGCCAGGAAGAAAATGCAAGAGCTTGATCGGCAAAATAAGGAACTTGCCGAGAAGGTCAGTCAGATGCAGAAGCCTGCATCGCAGCCTGAAGAAGAGGCATCTCCGATGGGTAAGGACGATATCGTCACTTACTCGCAAATGGAGAAGCTCATCGAGAAAAAGGCCGCAAAGATTGCGGAGAATATCTTAAGGCAGCGGGAAGCGGCGACGGTAGATGAGAGACTTTCTCTGAAGTTTTCGGATTATGCCGATGTTGTCTCGAAAGAAAATATTGAACTTTTGAAACAAGAAGAGCCAGAACTTGCTTTATCGATATGGAAGCTTCAAGACGATCCTTATGCTCAAGGCATAGCGGCCTATAAACTTATGAAGAAACTAGGCATTAGTGATAAAGAAACGCCTCAACCCGACAAGGAAAGGGCTGTTAAAAATGCGCAGAAACCGCTCTCGGTTAATGCAGTCACTAAACAATCTGCTTTGGGCAATGCCCATCTTTTCGAAAATGGGCTGACAAAAGAGCTCAAGTCTCAATTGTATAAGGAAATGAGAGAAGCCGCCAAGAGAGCTTAGGCATTTCTGGCATACAAATTAGGATTTGCTTATGTCGATTACGACAACAGGCGGTCTACCTGCTCCAATTCAGCAGTCTTTCTCGTTTAAGCTGTTATCGGTTCCTGTACATTATATGATACACAAGATACCAGCTGACTTGAAAGCTATGCCTAGAAATGGCGGTACGACGCTTAGAATGCGACGATACAATCCTCTGGCAACAGCCCCTGTTCCTTTAGGAAACAGTGGCATTACTCCCCCTCCTCAGACGCTGACGGCGATTAACATTGATGCGCAGATGGATTTCTACGGTAAAAAATTATTTGAATTCGCCGCGTAGGTGCCGTAGTGAGTTTTGGAGTAATGACCTACATACTGCTCAATGAGCAAGTAACGCTCCAGAACCAAGATCCTAAATTTAAAATGGGATCTTTAAACCGACACTGATTGACTTGGAGTCCCTAACGTAAAGACGAGGGTAACAAGGGCCAAGTATTAATGAACCTTTAACGGATGGTTATGATAACGAGAATTAAGATTACGCATAATAAGAAGAAACTCTTCTCGACGAAAGACAACTTCGTCTGGCAGCCGTTTACTTCCTATATTTGCATAGGTTTTTCGTATCTCGATCATTGTTTCGCATTGCTTGCGCTTAATAATAAGATAAGGAAGAATTTTAGGCAAAAGATAATTCAACATCAAGCCAGAGGCGTCCCAACGATGAATGGGTCGTTCAAATGCTCGCTTGCTGATATAACGATATCTTTGCTCCTTAGTTCCTCCAAACAAATCATTAAGCCAATCTGTAAGGCATTTATCGCAACTTGTAACAGCAAGTTTGCAATGCCATTGCGTTCCATTTCCGTATCTACCTTGCTTAACTTTTCCAAAGTAAAAGCATCCTTCTCCATCAACAATGCCTGCCAAATAGGCAAGTTGCTCTGTTGTTTGTCTGGTAGAAAATTTAACTATTTTAGCCATAAAACTCCTTACGTTTATGGTTATACAATAATAAATGAAGGTGATATTAATGTACAGGCTGAACGACTAAGTGTGTTGGCTGCGTAAGCAGATGCGATAGTCTGATCTCACGACGAAAGCGTGAGAGGAGGGGCCGAAGAGCCTTTCCCGCCAAGTAAATTATTTTCTTGGTCATGAAAGTAACAGAACGGTTTTGAACGAAGCAGCCCAACGCTTAGGCGTTTCTCTTCGTCAAACGGAAGACCAACTCATGCGCGATATGCTGGCATCGACTGCTAGCTTTATCAATTGCACGGGTGGTACGAACGGAGATAACCCAACAGAGATAACACGTTCCGACGTGGATATTGTTGTTAGGACTCTTCGTGGAAATAATGCCTACAGCTTCTTAACAGGGGTTGAAGGCGAAGATAGATTTGGAACAGCTCCTGTACGCGATGCCTACTTCGGCCTCGGCCATACCGATTTGATCGGTCAGCTAGAGAACGTATCTGGCTTCATACAGAAGTGGAATTACCCTAAAGCGATTGGGGTAGTAAAATCTTCTCTGATAGACTTGGAACTCGCAGCGTAGGTATATGTTTTTAAAAATAAATGGATCTGGCGAACGTTGGTTTAGGCAAAAAAGCATAATGGAAGCTCCAGGATTTGATAAAATCCTTAACGACCTGAAGACATTTATGCAGGGTCAGAACTTTACTTTCGATCAAATGGATGCGGTTTTTAGCATCATGGATTCGTTTTATTTTTATGGGAAAAAACCTGACGGCGACAACAAGGGACAAGAATGAATAAATGGCATTGTGATAAGTGCAATAAAGAATCCTGTATAGAAAAGCTTTCAGAGCTTTTTGGATGGGGATTATATTTTTGTGACGAATGTTGTGATAAATTCATTCAGTCTGAACGTAGCAAGCGAGAAGACTCTGATAATTTGGGACATGATTACATTGGCATTCCGACCACCGAAGAATCATGGTGTAGGAATTGTGGAGAAGAAAGTCATATCATTAAATTATCAAAGATGCGGTGCTCTGAACTCTATGGAAACATAGAGAGGGATAAGTAGAGAAAGTCCCCGCCAACGCTTCGGAATTTCCGAATAGTTGGTCATAAAAGTAACAGATTGAATCAACAGTCCACTCTGGATTCTGAATGGGGAACGGCTTCTAATGTCCGTTTCTTGCTCTCTAGTATTGGATCTACAAGTCCAAATGCTAGTTTGCTTGGCGCGACAATCTACAACATTTTTGTCTGTGGACGGGAAGCGTTTGCATCTATCGAACAAGACGGGTACTCAGCCTCGTTCATCTATCGGCCTCCTATTTATGATTCAGCTTTAGCACTCAACGCATCGGTTGGTTATAAATTCGCCGAAGTTCCTCGCATTGAAAACGACACGTGGGTATTCAACCTGCGCTGCACATTATCTTCATAAGGAGGAACAATGAGTACACCAATTCATGCAATCGTGAGCGGAACTTTTACCTCTGACGGTAATCCTCTCAATATCAGCATTCCTTCGGGTTATAACAAATTTGAGATGTTCAACATCACAGATTTAGGCTCAACAGCTGCCAACAACAACGTGATGATCGCGTTGGGGTTAAGCTCTATGTCAGCTGGATCGGCTATCTACACGCCAAAAACAAGCGGCGCGGCTACGCTCGATCCTCCTGTGACGATCACAAGCGGAGGTTTCACTTTCCTTGCGGAGAGTGCCTCTACTGCTATTGGTTCGTCTGTCGCTATTACGGCCATTACGGCGGCTAATCCTGCTGTGGTGTCAACTGGCACGACAACGGGTCTTGTGGCGTCTAGCAGCGTTGTCCGAATTTACAATGAAACTAACATGCAGCAGATAAGTTCTATGGACTTCACCATAGGGACTATCAGCGCTGGTGTTAGCTTTCAGTTGAAGTACCTTAATGCCTCCGGCTTTGCAGCTGCTGGAACTACAGGCGCTTATCGCATCATCAATGCTTTGGATAGGTTCTATCCTAGACGTCGGTTCATAACAGCCATTACAGCTGCTAATCCTGCTGTAATCACGCTGTCTGTGACTCATGGCTATACGGCAGGTCAGGCTGTCCGCATCTATGTGCCATCTCAATTTGGGATGACTCAGATGAACGGACTTCTTGGAAACATCACTGCTGTAAGCACAGCCAATAACACGATTACTGTCGATATCGACAGTTCTGCGTTTACGGCTTTTGCTTTCCCAACATCGGCAATTGCGGCAGCTGGAGTCAGCTTCCCAATTGTTGTTCCTGTTGGAGAAACAGCTATCAACAGCTCGACTTACCCTTACGGTAATTTGCTGGATGATGCAACAGACAACCAATCCATTTCAGGCATCACTGTCGGCGGAACTGTCCAGACAACTGGAAAGCTCTATCAATACATTGCCCAACGTGGAGTGAGTGTTTAATCAATAACAATCGCCCCTCTTCGGAGGGGTTTTTTTAGGTGTAAAATGACAAGTAAAGATTTAAATATGGCAAAAAATGTAACCCCAGCGGAGACATTTCATGTTACCAAAACTGATAAGGAAAAAGCCAAAGAAAAATTGCGAGAACTTATGCAAGAAGAAAGCAAGCTTGTTAAAGGAATTTTTCAGTGCTTTGAAACGCCTGGTTCGACGGTGAAGATTACCGTGAAGAAGTATCCAGGAATTGACAAGGGCGGCGTTCCTCATTTTGACAAGACTATGACAGATGGGATGATCTATGAGGTTCCTCTGTATGTTGCGCGCCATTTAAATGGCACGGATATAACAGCAGGGGCTATGGGGCCTCCTGAATTAAGAAACAGCAACATTGGTTCGTGTTCTTATCCAGTTCATGGATTCCTTTGGAATAAAGGAGCTCCAGCGCCTCAAAGCGCGATGGGTCTTGCATCTGACGGAAGTAGAGGCGGAATGGTTGAGATGCCGGTGCCGATCGTGGGCGTTTCTCGACGCGTTAAAAGATTCGGCTTCCAGTCTCTTGAGTTTGCGGGACAGGCTGCCTGATGACGATTTCGACGTGGAATCCGGTTATGCGGATCATTTCGACTATCAGTAAAGCAAACCCTGGCGTTGTCACTACCACGCAAGCCCATGGTTATCTTGACAATTTGTTTGTGCGGATAGTGCTGCCAGGGAACTTTGGAATGAATCAGGTGAACGGTCAGGTTTATCGCATTACCGTTCTTTCTGACACGACTTTCTCTCTCAATAGCGATACCTCTAAATTCGATTCTTATAGCGTTATTACAACGTCTCAAAGCCCACAGGTCATACCAGTTGGCGAGACTGCCGATACGCTGGCAAATCGCGAGGAAAACACTCTTACTCCGATAGGTGGATAAAATGACTATAGGATTGCCGAATACATTGAGCGATATCATTACGAAGGTGAGGCGCGTTACTGGACGTCCTTCGTCTACCCAGATCTCAGATGCTGAAATCGTGAAGTACATAAATACTTTTTATATTTACGATATGCCAGAGCATCTTAAAATGGAATCTCTTCGATATAATTATCAGTTCACGACGACGGCAAACATCCCTGTTTACGATATGCCCACCGGAATTTATCTGACTGCGATGCCTCCTGTCTTCATTGGCGGATATCAGTCGTATATGACGCAGAGCAGGGAGAATTTCTTTAGGATAAATCCTAGCCTAAATTTTCTTCAGCAGTCTATTTATACTAGTTCTGGCGCATTGGCCTATAGCGGGCAATTCTTAACGCAGACGCCGATTATACCTGGCTTTAAAACGAACCCACCAGGGGCTTATTCAGCTATTACATCGATGCCTGCTAAATTCTTAAACTGGAACGTCCTGGTGTCGGCTTTAGGATCTTCTGTGGGAATTATTTCGGGAATTGCGCCATCTTACAGTTTGATAGATGACGGTCAGGGAAATCTATTTGCCCCTACAGATACTTCGCTAGTCACTCCTCGCGGCTCTATCAACTACATCACAGGAGCTTTGTCTATAATAAATTTCGTCGACAGTTCTGGGACACCTGTAACGATTCCTATCGGCAATTCGATTAATGTTCAGTACATCCCATATGTAGCTTCTAGGCCGCAGTCTGTTGTCTTTTTCCAGGATCAGTTTATCGTTTATCCAATTCCAGATCAGGCATACACGGTCTCTTTCGAGGTTTATAAATATCCAGCAGATTTCACGGTAGCCAGCAATGGAACATTCGATGGAGGTTTAACGCCGCAGCTTACAGAATGGTGGCAACTGCTCGCCTACGGAGCTGCGGATAAGATCTTTTCCGATAATGCCGATTTTGAGAATTTGCAGAAATATCGCCCCCTTCTAGAAGAGCAGATGAGGCTTGCCTTAAGAAGGACGATTGTTCAACAGACGGCCGAGAGAACGGCGACTATTTACACGGAGCAAAGCCAGTTCCCTCAATATCCTTTTGGGAATTTATTCAGCGGATTTTAAGGCACATCCTTAAATTCAGAATGCTTGCTTTGCAGGAAACATTCTATTCGATGTGTTCGGTTTCGAAGGTGTTCGTTTTCTCTATTCTGTAGATCTAAATGCATATCATGCATATTCTTTGATACATAATCATTATAGCTATCTGAATAAAAAGATTTTATATATTCCACTCTTTCTTTTAGAGAATAAAAACTTTCTTTTAAAGAGGCTGTCTTGCAAAAGAAAATTACTAAATAGACCCCGAAAACCACCATTACCCAGTCCACACTGTTTAAAAATTCCATCATAAATCCTCTATTTGTTAAATTTTATCTGATTTCTTCATTTGGGAAAGCCAACTCTGCGCATATATGAAAATGTCCCTTGGTGGCAGACTCTCTTGTCCTATAGTTCCTTACCACTTCTGCAAATTTTTTATCAATATAGTATACGGTCGTGGAAAACGGGCCCATATGTTCACCACAGATTCCTAAGTAACCAGTAGAAATGATGTGAGTAGATGTCGCCTCGTATAAAAATAAAGTGTCCGTTGTGGCGCGTAATTTCGTGTATTCTTCACACGTAATTTCATTACCTTCTTGATCAAACCACTTAAATTCCATCGGGCTTTTTCTGCATCTCTAGGACTATCTTCTCAAGTTCGTTGAATCTTGCAAAGAGACTTCTGCGAGTAACGTCGAGAGTTTCTTGCATTTTGAATAATTTGCGCTCTAAAACTTCAATTTTATCTTCTTCGATTAATTCTAATTGAATCAAGTTCATGAAAACCCTCCTTTTTTTGCGTCTATTATAGCGCGCTGCTATAGTAAAGTAAAATAGTAAAAATTATTTGAGGCTCCATGACGTATAATCCCGCAATACCTGCTGCGAATGATATTATTTCACAATCTCAATCTCAAATTCAGACGAACTTCAGCCAAGCTGACACTGCTTTTGCAGTCAATCATACAGCGTTTAGCGTTGGTGCTAATCAGGGATTTCATAAGAAGGTAACCTTAACAGCTCCTATAGCTGATCCTGGCGCAGCAGCTCCTATAACAACTGTGTATTCTAAGACGGTTGGCGCAAGAACGGAGTTGTACTATCAAAATGACTCGGGCGCTTCTGCTGCAAGCATCATCAGCAGCATGCGGGCTTTTGGCGTTTTTGTTCCTCAAGTAGGCCCTACTATTGTCGATGGTTTTAATTTCGCATCGATAACGAGAAATTCTACTGGCAATTATACCGTTTCTTTTACCAGAACGTTACCGACTACTAACTACGGTGTTGTTGCTTTAGGGGGCATGGCCACGAATTTCAATACGGGTGCCATTATAGGAACGACAAATTACCTTGTAGGAAGCTTCCAAATACTTCTTCGATCTATGAGCGCTCCTTCTGGAGTAGACGATGCACTTCCAATTTCGTTTTGGGTCTTTCAATCAGGAAACTAAATGTCATCTAATTTCGCAATTGTTGACATGCGAACTGGCATCAGACGAGATGTTGAATCTTTCCTGGTCGACAATGACGCTTTCCCCATTTTAGAAAATGCCTATCTCTTTCGTGGACGTATCGAAAGACGATCCTGTTTCAGCCCTGTAGGCGTCGATGGAAGGCTTAAAGGTAGTCCTGGATCTACTGACGGTGCTGGAAATATTACATTGCTCGATGGAACAGCAGGATTGGTAATTCCAACGGGAGTTGTCACCTTTAAAATAGGTGGAGTTACACTTATTGATAAAGGAGATGTAGCTAATCCAACTACCCTTCTAACAACGGGAGCAACTACTGGGACTTTAAACCGAGGAACAGGCGTTTTAGCTACGAATGCATTAAATAGCGTTGTAACCTATATCCCAGGGCTTCCTGTCATGGGATTAAAAGTTCTCGAACAAGCGGCCATCAATGATGAACTTCTAATAGCTTTCGATACTAGATACACCTACATTTTCGACATAGCCTCTAATGACTTTATCTTTGATAACATATTTGCGGGAACCACAAATATGTTTGTTTGGACTGGCACGGATAGTGATTTCTTCTGGTCTGCTAATTATCAAAGGGCATTTTGGGCTACTAATAATGTACCAGGTTTCCATGCGGCTGAAGACGCTAGTCCGGTGGCTGAAAAAGATGGAATTAGGTGGAGAGGGGTCGTAAATGTCGCTGGCGCTCCTACGACCGATTGGAGAAATTTTAATCCTAAATTGACGGCAGCTCCGATTTATTTATTAGGAGGATTAATCATTCTTCCCTACAAAGATAGATTGCTTGTTCTTAGCACTTATGAGGCGGTTAACTTAGCAGGATCAATTCAATATCCTCAGAGGGCAAGATGGTCGCAGAACGGTACTCCTTTCTATAGTGCTTTTCCTGTAAATGGATCGGCCCAAGCAGATGCATGGAGAGATGATATTATAGGAAAAGGAGGATACATTGATGCTCCTACTTCTGAAGTAATCATCTCAGCTGAATTCATAAAAGACACGTTGATCGTCTATTTTGAGCGATCTACCTGGCAATTGATATACACGAATAACGAATCTCTTCCCTTTCTATGGCAGAAAATAAACACAGAACTTGGCGCTGATTCTACCTTTTCCGTTATCCCCTTTGATCGCGGAGTTATGACAGTTGGCAACTATGGCATCATCGTTACTGATAGCGTAAATGTGGAGCGCATTGATCAGAAAATCCCCGATGAAGTTTTCCAAATCCAAAATAAAAATAATGGTGTCAAACGCGTCTATGGAATTCGCGATTATAGCGCTCAGTTAGTCTATTGGACATTCCCTATAAATTTAGAAGAAGACAACGACTCTCCATCTTATGACTTGACTTATCCCAATCAAGTTTTGGTTTACAATTATCTGGACGGAAGTTGGGCTGAGTTCGACGACTGCATCACATGCTTTGGTTATTGGCAACGATTTAGCGATTCTACGTGGGCATCTCTTTCATCTACCTGGCAAGCTACTACTGTTCCTTGGAATAGCGGAGTTTTTCAAGCTAGATTTCCAGATGTAATTGCCGGCAATCAGCGCGGTTTTGTCTACATATTTTCTCAATTGGATAATTTGGGACAAAATAGTCCTAGCATTCCAATTTCAAATATCGTGGTAGCAACTAGAGTCATAACTGCTACTAACCATAATTTGACTAATAATCAATATGTTTTGATTACAGGAGTTCAAGGAATTACTGGATTTACAGCAGGCCTGATTTATAAAGTTACTCAGGCTACTGCAAATACTTTTGTCATTGATCAGCCTACTACTGTAATAAATCCATTAACTGGAGCTACAGTAGTTTACCCTAATTTATCTGGAACTTATACAGGCGGAGGTCT